CTTTGATCTTTTCGGGATAGAGTAGCATCAGCTCTAACGCTAACTCGGTATCCTGCGGATCATCCTTCGCACCACTTGGCCAAAAGGTCTGCCTATAGCGGGCCAGTGACAACGCGTGTACAGGAAAGACAGTGACAAATGGGTACTTCTGGAGAGCATACACTACCGGGCCTTTCTTTAGCTCAAGGGCGATAGCGATCCTGCCTTTGACCTTCTGGTGCAACTCGTTGAGCCAGATATCAAGCGCTTCGGGCGTATGTTTAATTACATGGAATATGCGCTCACCATTTTTAAACTGAACGCAGACATCGTGCTTTTTATCCGCCCAGTCCAGACCAACATGAGCAGCAAACTGATCTATCGCGGTCATCACCAACTCCTTTTTATCGGGGATTGGTATGCATTCCACGTTCTTCGAAAGAAATATAGTCAGCAGTTTATCTGCATGCCCTGAGTATTCGTTAGCGAACGTGGAGCACTTACTGGCTCGAAAGCAAAGCGGCAATCATCAAATCACATGATTCTGGCACAATATTCGTAACCAGTAAGCGCATACCCTGCATCACTTAAAAGTGTAACTCTCAGGGTTCGAATGACTATACCTGCCACGAAGCAGATAGCTATGGGCTGCTGAAGGTTCGCTATGAGCGAGGAGCGGACGTTACTTTTACTATGGTATATTAATCAAAGGAAGTTTTTTACATCATTTAACCCAGAAGGATGTTATTTATGGCACGAACATACCCATCAGAATGGAGTAAATTTTGCAAGACCATAAAAACGAATAATGGTTTTTCATATTACGCCAGTAATATTAAAGCCAAGATTCTTCTTGGAGACATAAATAGATTTGCTGCCAGATATTCTGTGGCAGAGGACTTCAACGGTGTTGATATTATGAATTCTACTAGAGAGACAAGGCTTGGTTATGAAGCATTGATGAGGGCATTACTTACCTGGAGCGCCTTGGAAACTTATTTTAATATATTTCCAGTCGGATTAACTGATGTTTATACATGTTTTTCCTTTGGTACAAAGGAAAAACATGACATTAGAAGTAAACTTAATGCGATTGGTAATGACACAATTAAATTTTATACATTCATTTCTTCAAATTGTAATACCCGTCATGAAGCAAACACAAATGCCTTTATAACGAATAATGATTTTAACCCAATAATGCTATTATCAGCCATTCGTCATGTCTTTGGTCACGGTGATCTAAGTGCAAATATTAATAATGTTAATCCTGAATCAATAAATAAAATCGTAAATATCTTAAAAAAAGAAATTATGACTAAAATAGATTCTTCTTTTTCATTATTAGTTCAATCGCATCCTGACTATTCGACTGTATAATTTGGATGGTGATTTTTTCATGTTTTTGTGCAAACGTAATCACCCGTTTTGTTTAGTTATCCCTATACCAACAGCGTTGAACACTAAGCGTTCCACAAATAAAGCCTGTGGCTAATAAATATTAAATTATTCTTTGTTAGCCCCACAATTAGATTTACTTCAGCGGCGGGATTGGCCACGGCTGATTAACATCAAGGCGCAGTAAGGCAATGCGGTACTGTTTCAGCGCCGCCAATCGGGTAAGCTCTGACTCAGTGGCCCCGCCGCTTTGGGCGATATCGTCCAGTGTGGCCAGTTCAACCGAGATTTCACTCATCAGTTGTTTGCGCCGCTCGTCTGCGGCTGCGGCGACTTCTTCCGCTGGCGGGATACGGGGCACAACTTCGCCCGCTAAATACTCATAAGCTCCGTATTCCAATACAAAGTTATCCGGCAGTGATTCCACCTCAACAATAGATAATCCAGTGGGTGCCAGTGCGTAGACATGTTCTGATACCGTACAAACCACCCCTTGCGCGTTATAGCCGACTTTTATTGTGTCCTCGCGAAAGGTCTTTTGCAGTTCGTACCAATCTCGCCCCTCTTCATCAACGTGATAAATCACCACACCGCCTAACTCTGGATCGTATTCCTGCGCCGCAATGGTGAAGTTTTTATAATGCTGTAAAGTTTTCATTAGCCAATATCCCCGCCCATTTGTACCCATCCACCGGTAGGTCGTTGAAAAAATAATGCGCGGTAAAGCATAGTACTGCTCCCTGACACCGTGGCATAAGTTCCTGCTGGCGCTTCAATTGTATAAGACTGGACAACCGAAGCTCCGCGCGCCAAAGCGACAACACCATAGGCATTTGTCTGATTACTGATATTCCCAATGTATGTCGATAAATAGCCACCCCATGCCGGGCCGTTGATATTGCCGTCAGCTTGTAGAAATGCAGCTCCATCCCCAGCAGTCACATTCCCCGTAGCAGTGACAGTCGCGCCCTTTAAAGTACCTGTGGTAGTCAGGCTGCCAGGCAGGCTAATTGCAGTGTTGGTAGACTGCACCGCATTTATTATCCGGTTATCATTCCCTGCTGCCACAGTACCTTCAGTGGTACCTACATCCAGCACTGCCGCCCCTTTAAGCCCTAAATTTGTTCGTGCTGTAGTTTTATTTGCTACATCATTCAGGTTTTGATTTTTTTGTAATGCATTTGCAGCAATGCTGGCAGCCTCAGTTAACCCAAGATTGTCGAGTGTCTCAGCTATTGCCTCTGGCCCTGCAGTGGCTATTTCAGCGAGGTTATTAGCGGTCTGCAAATAGGTATCTGGTTCCTCTTTACGCCACACTCCAATATCTAATACTCCCGTCGGTTCTACCCCCGTATTTTCTGACAATGCGATATAGCTATTACCACCATGATTAACCCTCGCCCCTGCCTGATAAGGAGCATCAGTAAACCAAATCAACTGACCGAGGTTTTGTAATTCCTGTAAGGCTAAATCCACCCGGTTATGCCACCAGTTTTCCCATTTAGCTTCTGGCGGATCTTCTGATGCTCCCCCTGCCCAACCTCGGGCAATCAGAGCATCGCCGGGACGTTCAAATTGTGCAGGCACACTGGCCCACGGCTGATTAAAGCTGTCATTTCTTGCCATAGAGTGGCTCCAATTAGATATAAGCGCCCATGCCATAAGGCTGTGCGTCGAATGTGCCTTTATAGGCAAAAGGATGGTGGTTAAAACGGATCAAGCTGGCTTTGACGCCTTGCGGTCGGGGAATTAAGTCGAATAACTGAATAAGCACTAAGATATTGGCCGGGATCGGTTTATCTACCCAGATAGTTTTCATCGTCATATCCTGCCCATCGATGATGGCGGAATTAACATCCAGAATGTAATCAACGGCGGTTTTAATTTCATCCAATGTCGCATTGGTATTGTTCTTCTGAATTTTAGCTTTGATTAATACCCGATAGAGATAATCTGATACCGGGACTTTGCCGATTTGCTCATGTGGCGCTTTATAAGGCGCAACATTATAAGGTTGTGCACCACCAGTGCCGTTGTAGGCAAATATCGATAAGTAATCACTGCGGATTAATGGACGCTCAATAAACCCGGCAATATGGCCACAAATATCCAGTTGATCACCCTCGGCATTATCAATATCCAGTAAGTTATTAATTTTGGTTATCTGGTCCTCAAGTAAGGATTGGCAGATATCCGGCAAGAGGCTTATCCATTCAACTAATTTGGGCGCATTTTTGTATTGCAGGTAAATCCGTGACAGGGCCTTTTGACGATGGTTATACATAGACCACCTCGATATTCTCAGCACTGAACACGCCTAACTGGTTAAAGGCAATGCTCACTGCACTGATATTGACCTGTTCCGCTGCCGCTCCTACGGTAATAGCATTCACAAAACCATTACCGGCCACCAGATAATTGACCGGGGTAAATAAACGCCCCGCACCGATGCTCTCTCCAATTTTGAAACCCAGCTTAGAAAAACCATTGGTTTGATCAAAACCAGTGACGCTGTAATCAACAATCGCCTGTTTTATCTCATCGTCAATAAACTCGCTATTACTGGCGATCTCTACCCGGACATAAACCGGTATCAGCTGGGGGCGAAAAAAGGTTACGGTGATCGGGTTACCTTTTGGTGTAACAGTATCCAACGAGATTTTATTGGGAAAAATGTTGTAGCGGTTTAACCCACAGCCGGGGCTTTTATTAGTGGCGATGCTGTTAATAACATCTTCGATGCTACCACCATCAACAAATATCGCCATTGAGTGACCAAGCACCCCATTTTCGTCTGCTTCATTCTCAAAATTTTCATAGATACGCGCCCGTTTAACATCCTCAATATTGACCAGTGCCGCATAAATATTATCAATCTGGTTCGAGCCAGGAAGTGCTACTGACTCATTGCGCCGGATGCGAAACGCATTATTGGTTTCTTTATCCAACCCCATTGATGCTGCAGTGTTATTTGTCACCGCCGTAATACCGCCGATAGGTGTGGCAATAATGGTCAGATTATTACTATTGGCCCCCTGCGCACCTGCCTGCGTACAAGTGACATTCACTGCCGCATTCCCTGTTATGTCGGTAACAACATCGCCATCGGTCACCCATAAGGTATTGGTTACCCTATTTCTGATTAATGTTCCGGCATTGATTGGGGTAAAAGCGATACCATGAAAATTGACGGTCGCAGTGGAATAGGTCGCGCTTTTACGTTTGATCCCGGCAAATGCGGCAATACGGTCTAATTGTTGGTCAATAGCTGAATTGGGATCTGCGGCGTGGTAGGCATTAATCACGGCCTCGTCCAAATTGGCTAATGCTTCACACCAAATGGCAATTGCCAAACCATCAGGTGATTCTGGATTAATATTCCAGCCATCATCAATAGCGAGATATTGCTGGCGCATAGTATCCAGATATTCACTCAGCGTGGTGCCAGTGGCTCCGTCACGATTAATAGTTGCCATCAGACAAGGTCCTCAGTGAACAAAAAATCAAATGCATCGTTATTAATATCAATCACGGCGGCAAATATCGTAATTTTGCGATTCTTCATATCGAGATCCATTTCAAAGCGGTTAATAGTCAGCACGCCTTTGGCCGCCAATAAGCGCTGTTTAATATTGGCTTCGGCAATATCGCGTGAGGTTTTGCCCAATATGCTTTGGAACCACGGGGTTCCCTCGGTGGCATTGAGAAAATACTCACCAAGAAATAACCGCAGACAGCAGATCATGGCTTGCCGGGTTTCTTCTTTGCCGCTGGCGAATTGGCTGCCGTGGGTAACAATGTCGCCATTTTGAAAATTGCGGATCACAGTGCCTCCAGAAATAAAAAGCCCCAGCATAAGCCAGGGCGATAATAGTTAGGATTAATTCTGGGTAATGGTTTATTGCGGCCCATCCGTGCGATCATTTCCATGCTGCACACCGCCGTGATCGTGGTCACCAACTTCCAATGCTTCAACCGCCAAACCGCCTTGGGTTACCTCAGTGCGACCATTCAGGGTAGTTTGCCCATTATTGGTAAACTCAGGGCCGCTATAGCTCATGCCGGATTCGGTAAGCACCAACGAGGTGCCTCCTGCCTCCAAAGTAATTCCTGCGTCAGTGAGATGAATACGAACCCCGCCACTTTGGTTACTTAAACCAATCCCTTCCGTCGGCAAGCCCGCAATCGCGGTTTGCTGTGAGCGGTAACCCGGAGCAAAGAAAGCATCAGACGGATTAAACATCCGTGCATCCAGTGGTGCTACTGGCCCACCCTGACTGAGCCAATTGTCGATAGAACGTTGGCTGAAATGAACATAGCCCTCGGTACCCGCGGGTAATTCATGAAAAACCGTCCAATCGGCACTGCCAGAGAATTGCACTGGCACATGTTCGATAACGGGTAGTGTCTTAAATTGACCGTCACCGATATGACGTTGAATGCCGCACTCCACCACTGCACGTTGCAGATCGGCATTATAACTAATGACTTTGCCGGGCATGCCGATCATCAGGTCACGCACCATGTCGCGCTTGAGCAGCATCATGGTGGTATACAGCGGATTGCTCTCAATCATGATGACCTCAGGGCATACGCCATTGACTGATCAGAGTGGTTTTCCACGTGTCACCCCATAGAGTTCCTTCGTGATAGGTACGCAACACATTAAACTGTCCAGTCTGTTGTTGAACATTCGCCAGATTATTGAGGTCGGTGTTATACATGCCGCTAAAATTAATCGTCCAAAAACTTGAAGTTACATTAATCACATCGGCCAGCTGGATCTGATAATTCATTTTGACATCAATTTCCATGGTGCTGAGATACCAGCGCGGGACACTTTCCATACCATTTTTAGCGGTGATCTCGTGGGTAGCCCATTTTCTGGCGGCACCCTCTCTGGTTAATAGCACCCGTGATGGCGTGATCATCCAGTAATATTTCCAGTCATCTTTTACGCTATCGAGAATATCGCGACACAAGCGGCCACCGGAATTATAGGAAGTGGCAAAACGCGGTAAGTCGGAAAAGTCACCAATCACTTCAACATCAAGCCCAAAAGCCGCTGCGACATCTTTGAGCATTTCAATGGCAGGAGTATTCGCGCCCCAAGTTTTAAATATCGTGGTATTCCATGCCAGCCCAATAGTGCGGCAATATAACCGCAGGCAGGTATTTACCCCCTCTTTGACTACTTCGACATTGTGAATCTGCCCGCTAAATATCGTGCCGATGTTATCGCCATAACCGGCTTTTAATACCAGGTTGCCATAACGTTTTTCTTTGTCGTCATAGCGCTGGATCAATGCGCGGGTGCGCGCTGAAATACCGTATAGGGTGATTCTGGCAGTAGCATCGACATTCTGCGGGGTATTATCGACAGCAAAACGGATCTCTAATGGCGGCTGATAGGTAAGTTCATCACCACTCACCGGGGTAATGGTCAGTAAGTAATTACGGCCAAAATAGCTACTCATTATCGGGGTACCATGTCAGGCGATTATTAATGCCAAGATTGGCGATAGTCGGTGTCTCCCCGGCTAATATCAGCGGGCCAATATCGGTATTCAGTCCAGCCAATAAATTAACGCCGACATGCAAAGCACGCCCCAAAACTACCGGTTCACCCTGCTCATAAATATCGACGCAAAAATAATTAAAGCGGGTGAGCCAATGCAAACGAAATACCAGATAGTGATTGTTTAATTGCACCCGGAAACGCTGCACGGCGTACCCATTGTTCAATGGGATAACTTTCATTACGTGGCCTCGACGAAAACTTCACCAAATGAATATTCGCGCTGCCCCTGAGTGGCAGCACTATCGCCATAGGGCAAATTGTCATTGGTTTCAGTGACCGTGTCGTAAATAATATTGAGCTGCAACAGTTCAACCACAATCTCCAGCCCACCCTCATTCTCTTTTTTCAATTGGGTACGAGTGTTGGTGATCAGGCAATTTTTATACGCGGCTCCCCGACTGGCCACTAATTCGAACGGTGTATGTGAGCGTTGTAATTCACGTAATTGCTCAAGTAAATTTTGTGAGCGGGTTGAGCGTGATTGTGAGCCCAATGTGCCGGAGTAAATACTGGTGCCGACCGATGCAGCAACCCCAGCCAATGCCGCCGCTCTGCCAGAAAGTAAACTGGCTGCCATACCGGTAGTAATACTGGCCCCCGCCCCTAGTAACCCGGCAATACTGCTATCTTGCTGGGCCAGCAGTTCACGAAACCAGTTATCAGACACACCAATGATCATGGTTAGGGCCAACGCTCGTGTCACGACGTTATCGTGGGCGGTATTCGCATCTTCCAACGGGAACTCACTGACATCAGTGCGTAACTCACTCGACTCTTCTAATAGCGCATCAAAATAGAGGTTGCCGATTTTAGGGCGGTTACGGGTAAATAATCCGGTAATAGCCATTAGTAGTGCTCCGTATGCATCATATCGCGCGCTTGCTGGGCTAATTGAGTTGTTGCCTGTAACACCCCGTTGCGAATTGATTCGCTATCACCGCCTACCGTCCCCACATGGATAATATTGTGTTGCTCCAATCTGATATCACCACGAGACATGGACGCCGTAACTGATTGTGTGGGGGTCATCTGGCGGTCACTGTAGCCCTGAATCTCTTCCCATGAGCGTTTCGGTTGCGCATAATTTGATGAGGGCAACGAAGCCCACACTCCGCCCAACCCACCAGTAGCATCAGCAAAATTACCACTCGCAACATTTTCTAACTGGCCGGCGCGTTGGATCAGAAACAGTGCGGCAAGATCCTGACTACGCGGGGAGAAGTCCGTCAGATTAAGCGCTTTAGCAGCATCGTCCCAAGAATCGCTGGTGAACTGATAACGTCCGGCTGCCGAAGTTTTATTTTTAGCGCCGTCGGTTTGCGTGAACTCTTTTAATTGCCGTGGGTGGTCACTACTGTCATAGAACTGGTCGCCGCCAAACATTGTGTTATAGCCAGAATTGGCATAACCAGCAGTTCCCTCAGCTTTAGATAACACATCCAGATACTGGCGAACGTTAGGATCATCAACCAGATTATTAAGGTCACGAGTATCATTGGGGTAAGGCACTCCAGGGTTATTTTTAGCCCAGTTCTGGCGCCCTATCGCTTCAGGATTACTCATTGCTTTGGCATCTTCGGCACTAGTGAAAATGTTACCGGGCGTCAATGCAGCCGTCGCGCCAATAGTGACCGGATTAACCAGTAAGCGAGACAACCAACCACGTCCACCAGCTCCGACTGATGGTTTTCCGCCTCCGGGTAATATGCCACCCACAAATTTTAATGCGCCAGCAGTACCGGCCAGACCGGCAGCAGTCAGAATCGCTTTTGAGACTTCGGGATTTTCTTTAATAAACTGATTAATACTTTCTAATAACGCATTGATGATTGGCAGTAAGTCGCCACCCATTGAACGGGCCAGATTGTCAAAGTTAGTCGCCAAATCCGCCATCTCTTTATTAAACTCGTTAGCTGAATCAATAAGTTTGGGATCGAGCGGTTTATATAACTCGTCAAAATTTTTCAGTGAAGCATTAAGCCCTTTACTGCCCCCCTCCAATAGACGGGTGAAGGGATCATTATCACCACTACCAATTCCGCTGCGTAGATTTCGCCGCTGGTCATTATCCATTTTGCTGTAAGCATCAATAAGATACTTGAGCGAGTCCATGCCGGTTTTATTAGCAAATTCCGTCGGGTTAAATGCACCATTCCAATAGGCTTTATCGCCTAACTCCCCTTGTCTGGCACGCTGTTGCAGGTCAGGTATTTTCTGCACAATCTGATTAGCCGCATCCGGACTAAGGCCAAGACTGCGCATCGCATAACGTAGGCCGTCGATCTGCTTAACGGTAAAGTTGGTGATTTTACTCAGCCGATCCATTTCTAATACTGAGGCAGATAAATCAGCGGTCAGAGCTTTTAACCCAACACCGGTGCCGGCTGCAGCGGCCAGTTGCAATATGCCATCTTTAATCCCTTTAACTGCGTCATTGGCTGTTTGAAAGCTCTTTGCATCTGTTTCCAGGCCAAGGGAAACCAATAGAGAATCAATTGTCTCTGACATGGAAACCTCATATTTTAGGTATAAAAAAACCCGCACAGTGGCGGGTTTGATGGACTATTTGATGACTCACTGGAAACAGCTAGTGTGCCCAGCCATTTTACCTATTTAGTTATTGTCTATGTAAACCGCACTAGATCATCTCTGGAAATTCTTCTTCAATTCTAGATGTAACTGTTGTTGGTTTTACCTTTTCGTTAGCTCTAGCTGCAATAATAGCTTGAGATTCTCTGTACTCTGGAGCCCTAGCGAACTCATCAAATGATGCATCGTAACCAAGTTCACGAACCTTGCTTTCGATATCAGATAGAGGAACACGGAAGAACTCTTTTCGATTATTGACTAAGTTAATGCGACGCTTCGAAAACTGTTGATGAAGGCTCGTCTCAAGCGTTGGAGCATCATCAGAATAAATGAGAGCATGGATGTCATATTTGAATGGAACTGAAGCCGAACCAAGTTCATTTACTCGATCTTCTGGCTCTAATCTGCGTGTTAGGCCAATTTTATAGATATCCTCGCCAAAAGCGCCAATATTTGAAATCACATATACGTGTCCACTTCTAGTTAATTGTGCCTGTGATTTCGCGCGTTCAGACAAAGCCCTAGCTTCTTCAAGTTGGGACTCTAACTCAGAAATCCTAGCTTCTATTTGTTCTTTTTGTTCTTGATTAGCCTTATCCAGTTCTTTACGTGCACGCTCCATTGCTTTTTCGAAGTCCCGTTCAGCTTTCAGTTCTTCTTTTATCGCTTTGTCATATTCCCGCTGAGCTTTTTCTTCTTCTCTTTGAAGCTCTCGCTCTTCCCTCAATATATCTCTTTCATTTTGTAGCTTAAGCTCTTTTTCATGACACAGAACTAACTCTTCTAATCGCAGATTAAGATAGTCATGAGTTATACGGATATTCATAGAATGCCCAAATTTATTCAGTGCATCGAAAGCAGTTTCAATTCTCTTATGTAACTGATCAACATTCCCAGATTTCACTTTAGCTATTGCGGCATCACACTCACTGTTAAACGCCCTTGTTAGCAATTTAACATAGCGTTTAATCATTCTTCCGCCTTCAGCCTTACTTCCGTTTACCTCCCAATTAGTATCAGAGTCACAAGCTGCGTCTTGACGTATAAGTGACTTCTGGCGCTCTTTATTTCGTTTTATTGCCTCTTGGAATGCAATCGAATCATGATAATCAAATCGAGGTTTGTAAATACCAAATTCAACCATATTGGCATCATCAGTAACTTGAGAAAGCTTCTCTGTTAACTCTATTAGCCGCGCTCTTTTTTCTCTATATTCTTCTTTTAGCAAAAGAAGCTCATTTTTTTGCTCAGATAACTGCTGCTCCGATTCTTTTTCCTTTATTTCAATTTCAGTTAGTTTATTTTTGACTTCTCTATCTATAGAAATACGTTTTTCTTCTACTTCATCATGGATAGATTTTTTCGCGGCTTTTTCTTCTAGTTCCAGCGTTTTCCTACGTTGTTTTTCTTCACTATCAAGTTCGTTTCGTAATTTCTCAGCCTCTTTTTCTATATCGACTATTTTGCTATATCTTTCGATATTTACTGCATATTGCTTTTTTTCCTTGCTTCTAACATACAAAAGTATCAAAACAGCAATCGATAAAACGACGCAAGCAGTAACCAGTCCCAAAATCATCAGATTCATTCCATAAACTAAAAGATATAAAAATTGTATCAAAATATATCCAATAATTCATTGGTTACTACTAAGCTAAAAATCAACAGAATTGACTAATCATTTCTTGCCTTCTCCACCACCGCCACAATCTCATCCAGCACATCATGCATTTGCTGCACATCATCAATGGTGTAAGTGCCATCCAGCATATCTGACCACCTTGCCAGCGGCGGGCAGAGTTGTCCGGCACCGGTACAAGGTCGCCATAAGAACCAATCTATACGGGAACGTCCTGAGCTTTGCTTTTCTCGCTTTCCTCCCCGCAGCTGAGTTGCCAAAAAGGGCCGATGTTCTCCCTCAATACCAGCCCCAGCAGCACCAGATAATTATGTGCCTCATCCTGAAACAGGTTTTCGGCAACCGGTACATTATCCGACTGACGAGTAATATTGCCGTTTTTCAAGCATAAATCCCGCAGACGATTAAGGCTCATGCTGTCCACCGATGCGAGACTGGCTGCCAGCCCCATAATACCCACATTAGGATTCATGGCCGGTAACAACCCACATCGGGCGGTAATTTGCAGCATTTCAACCTGATCCCTGGCTGATGATGTTGCTCCCTGAAAAATGGTGTCACCAATCGCGACTTCAATTTGACGCCCCATAATTAGGTTTCCTCAGAGTCTGCAAATTCAAAAATAAATTGTTCATCTGACACACCGCTTTTACCGGCACGCGTTGCCGAGCCGCGGTTAGTCATGATGCCGTCGAAACCGGCAAAGCGTTCGTCGGTACCGGTCTGTGAAAAGGTAAAGGTGGCATCAATACCTGATTTTTCCACCGCCAATAACTGACGAGCCTGAATTGAGCCGGGTATCAAATTAATAGTTAATCGCTTGGCGCGAGTTTTATTGTCCAGGCGAACGGAAGTTGCCCCGATACCTCGTTTTAAAACGGCTCGCGGCTCTAAATCTTCAATGGTGATAGGTGGGTCCGTATCGCCAAAATCATCAATAGGAATACCAAAGACGGTTAAATTTGAGCCGTCAGCACCATATCTGTGCATGGTCATAAGGGATTACTCCACAGTGGCATTAATTTCAGCAATATGGCCAGCACGGCCTAAAATCACTAAAAGAGTAGTTAACGGGTAAACACGTTTTTTGCGTTGGTCTGAGGTCAAAGAAAGCACATCTTCTGGGCGCGAACGGATAACAAAGCCAAAATCAGCCACTTTTGTAACGCCATCATCGGGATCAACATAAGAGCCGGTACCGAGCACACCATTATTGAAAAAACGCTTACAAGTCGCAGCCACCGTCGATAGCAACCCGTCATAGTCTCGTGGTGTCAACGCACGCTTAGTGCCAACGTTAGCAATATAGTTGTAGCCATCTACCTGAATGTGGTTTTTCAGTACATCCAGATTAATCACATCATCAATAAATTCGCCGTAAGATGACATAGATTTGCTATTAATCACCCTGCTGTTATCAATCTGACCGGCCAATTCTATTTTGGTAAAAAACACGGCGTTCTTGGCTTTTAAGGCATTATAAGCACTGGTCGCCATATCATCGCCAATAACACCGGGTAACACCTGATACTCACCGGTAATAGCGGTATTTAAACCTGTTGGTCTGAATTTATGGAATGCTGCGGCTAACTGCACCATCGAATAGGCTTGTGTGGGGTCGGTAGTGACTGACTCGGTAGTTTTATATCCGGCAAACACATGACGGTTACCTTTGCTTTTCAGTACGGATATCACATCATCAGTTTTATTTTGATCGATAATTTCGCCATCACTGAATGTCCACCAAATCGGGTGGCTATTAGCATCTGACCAATCAGCTAACTGAATAATAATCTCATTGGAAATCATATCTTCAATTTTGAAAAAGTAGTGATAGCGCCAGATTCGATCAGTGGCGCTATTGACTATTTCCAGCAGTGAATGCTCATCGTTTTTCATCCAAACGGTCATTTGTGGCGGCTTGGGAATTTGTGAAAAGTAGCGGGTGGCAATGTAATAAATTGGGCTGTCAGTTTTGAAATCGGCACTGAGTTCTGGCAATGATGCATAGTCACGGAATGAATCTGCATCAAACTCACTTCCCTCGACTAAATCAGACAGATCAGCAAAAACCAGTGCGCTGGAAAAATCACCGTACCCCAACCCTGCTGCCGTTAGAATAAGATTGACGGGGATAATGTTATCAACCGGATAAGCCATAAGAGCAGTCTCTTTCTCTAATTTGAATGTCAAACCCTGCCGCCCTTAACAGGGCGTAGGATACGGTTTTCTCAATGAATATATGGATGTCAGCCTGATAGCGTGGCTGCAGCCCAGCTTGCAATAAGCCAGTGAGATTTCGAAAGTTGCTGGAGAACCGCCAGGCGATTTTATGGCGGAACAGATAGTCGCTGACTGGCGTAATAAAATTAGCATTAGCTAACTGCATGGCAGCAGTCGCTGCGCCGGTATTCAGCAAATTAATCGACAGTAAAAACTCCATTGAGGTACAAGCTATTTCTTGTAGATCTTGCCAATCCTCACCTAGTGCCGGGTCAGTTTCAGCAATCGCCGGAATAAATTCGCGCTTACGCCGTGTTTGCCCATAGGCCCGAACCGGAACAGGGCTATAAGTGGCATATAAATCATTACTTATCGGTGGATTACGGCCTTGGTCGGCTAATACAACACGGTCGAGGGGGATGAAGGTGGCCAGAGAAATTAATTGCTGAAATACCGGATACATCTCTTCAATGGTCTTCATTAACCTGCTCCTCGATAGCGTTCAACTACGGCGCGGCAAAAACTTCGCCAAGGCCGGTTATCACAGGAAGCCACCCGCCATTGTCGCATTGCTAATCCATCGCTGAATTCGAGTAAATCGCTAAATTTCCCTTCGTCATCGGGCCAGAGATAATGCACACCATCGTTGATGTGCACGATTCGTAGGTCCTGCGGGCTAGCCGTGCCGCCCATGCCGATCAGCATTTGAATATCTTTCCATTTTGCTGACTGGACATTCACCTTCTGCAATTCAGTGACCTGCGGTTCCCCTTGCTGCCAAATACCGCCAGGGCCGCTATAGTCACCCACAGCCGGTCGAATCAGCCGAATGCCACCCTCAATGGGAGAATTAAAGGTGGCATCAATATGTCCGTGCATATCCAGACCATTACCGAACATGATTAATCCTCCACGATATGAGTCAGTGCGCCTTTTAAATCACCATGCCTGATAAGCGGTGTTGCCGAGCCTTTAGCTGCAACGGTGGCGTCAGCATTTTTGGGCTGAATACCGGCTTCGATCGCTTCTTGGCAATAACCCACCGCACGCGCACCAATTTGATCCAGCATTTGGAAAGCAGTAATTTCACCACGCGTGACCTGAGCAGTAAGTACACGAAAACCTTTTTTAATGTTGTCCTGATTTTGGCGAAGTGGTACACGAAGGAATGAACGCTCGGGAATACGCCCGTCAGCGGAACCAAATTCCTGTACCGCCCCAATAACCACAATAGGCACACCATCTTCATAAATACCCGCACCTTCCGGCAGCCCCACCAGCACTCGACGTTTTGCCGTGACTCGGTCATGAATCTGACGCAATTTCTGCGCCAGTTTATTCCCACCCCGAACTTCAGCTCGCAATTTCATACCATCATGCCTCCGGTACCGGCCCGGCGACGCAATCGCAGAAACTCCACTCCGTAGGTGGTCAGTGGCAAGTCACCGTTGATATTGAGATCGTCTGCTGTCACTGCAGGAACGGCAAAAGAGGTCGACTCATCCCCCACTGATTTCGATGAGATAGCATAAGCAGCCCCGACATCACCACTGATGGCCCTTTTGCGCATCACCAGCCGATGAGCAGCAAAAGCAAACAAGCCGCGCTTTTTGATTGATGCCGGACGAGCATTATATTTCAGCCAACGTTTGCCGGTTTCCGAGTCGCCTTCCTCCAATGCCTGAGTCACTTCTCGCTCAGGCCACAAGGTGGTATCGCTGAATTCGGGGTAATACTCGCGAAAGTCAGCCACAATTTGCGCACTAATATCCACATAGCCCCCTAAAGCAAAAACCCGTCACGCGGACGGGTTATCAATGTTATCGGTATCATCCGCTGGGTTTGCCGGCTCGGTGGTATCGTTGTGCGCTAACTCGTTTTTTTTGCTATCAATCGCCTTTTGCAAGGTTATCGCTTTAGCCGCCGAGGGGGCTTTTTTACCGAATAAGTCTTCATATTCATCACGCACCGCAGTGATATCCAGCTCACTATCATCAGCATGCTCATTAAGTGGCTCATCGAATCGCTCGGCACGCATCATGCCCGCCTGAGTAAATAAGTGACGGGTAAAATCGCCATTCACCACCGCAGAATGGCCGACAGCAATCGTGATGCGTTGGTCGGTTTTATCATCAGTGACCGTCAACGGCGAAGTATGCAAGTTAGTTAATTCAAACATGATTAAACCCCATCCACATAGTGAGCTGCTTTAGGAATACGCCATTCCGTACCACCGGTACGCAAAATAGCTGGCACTTTGAAATTGACGTTATCTGGTGTGGCTGGTGCCAGAAAACGCAACGGCATCACGTCATGGCCTTTCACTACCCGCATATCTTTTTTGTACACCATCAGGCGATCTTTCCCCGCTGCCCCGGCACCGGCCAGCAAGATATCATCGTCGAAGTCCATATCTTTGAAGTTGGTACGTAGGAATTCCAACAACGTGACGTTTGAAGCGTTATGGGTAGAGAGCAAGGTACGCATCAGTAACTGATGTTGTTCCGAGGGCAGAATAAAACCATTTGGCCGATGAACTGTTACGGTGTTTTTCAAGTACACCTGATTATAAGCAGCACCAAAGAAATCGATGATCGGCTGAGTACCCTTGGTAGGAATATCCGCGACCAACTCGGCCAAGGTTGCTGGAGCAGCCTCAATGCCCACATTGGAGCTGGTATATAGCCCTTCACCAATGTCATTGTGGCCTAACAAGTAGATCTTATTCAGACCTTGTTCAACGACATCACGTACTGCCTGACCACGTTCAGCATCCAGATTGACGTTATTGAGCATGGCAAAACCAATTTCCTCAATGGAGTAGGTGTAACCCAATGCTGCAGTTTTAATTTCATGGAAGCCCTGATTCATGGCGATATCCACGGTTGGTACATCGGTCGAGTTCGGACCAAATACTTGCAACTCACCACGAGCATCAATCGAGCGAAACGCCACCACTTTTACCCAGTCAGGTGCACTGTTATCCAGCGGTAATATTGTGCTGTATTTAAACTGCGGATACTCCAGACGGTAAATTTCTGATTCAATATGCGCGGCTTGTTGCACCAAAAAAGAGAGCGCCGATACCGGGCTGACGTCAAATACACTTTGTTTCATGAATATTTTCCTTTAAATTTTATTCGCCGCCAGCAGCCGGCGTTGACGCTAAAATGCCATCAACGCGAATTTCGCCCACTTCACCTGCGACAACATCATCAATCCAGCGGACAAAATCCAATTCAACTCCAGAACCACCGGTAGTTAATCGGCCCTGATTTACCCCTAATGCCGTAATTACTGTGACTGAGTCACCTGCGTTGGCACCATCGACACACAAAGCGAACATCGGCCCACGCCGCAGTAACGACGCCACATGATCAACGTCATAGCCCACTTCATAATCTGGTGGATTGGTAGGTACACTGTTACTAAATACCGCCATTGAACGGACGCTGAATCCGATGATTTGTGCGGCGGTGGTATCTGGTGTTACTGGGGCACAAGAGCGCGCCCCAACACCACGGATAGCGGCTCGACCAAAAGGCAGTATTTTTGCTTCCACCCGGCGGGATACCACTTCACAAACATCAGTAGTTGAAATTTGCCCCTCGTAAGCCTTGCCGCGCCACTTAGTAAATTCACTCTGAGCAATAGCCATTATTTATTCTCCGGTTGTTTGCCATAGCGCTTGTCTAACCAGCTCTGACGAACGCTGTCACGGGTGTTTTGCGCATCACCCGTTTTAACTTTCTTCATATCGCGGCCCAAATTGATGATGGAGTCATTCACGTCATTTTTATCGTCAGGATCATCGTCATCCTCATTTTCCCGACGCTCTTCTTCCGCATCGAAATAAGCTGATACGTAAGTATCTGGCGCTTTATCCCATGAGGTATATTTGCGGCATTTGATACCAGCGCTATCCAGCGCGGCACGTTTGATTTTCAGAGGGACTACGGAGTCACAGGTAAAATCTGTACCTGCAATTTTGATAGCGGAATCACGAGCCGCGACAACATCAGCCAATTGTTTAGCAATCGAATCCTCAGAAGATTTTTCTTTTAGCTGTTCAATTTCTTCATCTTTTGCATCGGTCTTTGCTTCTGCTTCTTGCAGCTTCTGTTCTGCTTCATCTTTGGCAGCTTCGGCTTTTTCCTGCCCTTGTTCCGCATCCGTCACACGCTTGTTTAACGAATCCATAGAAGATTGGATCAGCTGCTGGGTAGCCTCATCAGCCACCTCGATGCGCACGCCGGAATCCAGCACAACTTTATACATGGGGTTTACTCCCTTGGGTTTACGGTCAAATAACCGCGCCATGTGTCCGGCTCTGGCCTGATCACACAGTGCGATATGGTTGATGGTGATGGTGCATTGAATAAATTCGTAGGCAGTACCACAGGGGGCGATACCGGGTGCATAGCGATATTCGGAGGTGTAGCCGGCGGATAATTCCTCTTTATCTTGGTTGATGGCATCAATGGCGTATTGATCTTTTATCAGAAGATCAACCACCACATAGTCCGGGTCATCGGTATCCTGTCGTCCCGGCGAAATCGCATGCCCGGCGGTGACCTGTTTAAACGTTTGGGCATTCACCAAGTCATCAGGATGATCAATGGTGACATCTTTATTGTCATAACTGGCCAGACTGTTCGGATCAAACACCTCCGCAGGTGGTCGGTAAACATTGACGATTTGACCGGGTGGCCTGTCGGTTAATCCCAGTTCAGAGGCGAGATATTGCTGCACACCGACGCGCGCAACCCGCCCAGGGACTTTTAAATAGCCCTCAGGGGTGATTTCTCGTTGGGAGTTAATCGGAAAGGACACGCGGTCACGAACGGTGATCCGCATAATAAATCCTGTTAGTAATCAAGCCCCTTTATTTGGGGTATAGCATGACAGCGGCAACCGATATGGGCTCTGCCGGGGAGTAGTCCTGTTTCACCGTTATAAGCCGCCCCTCGTGACCAAAGATAAATGCCCGCTCCATAACCCACATTGACGCGAGAAATCTCAAAGCATTTGATTTTAGCCCGCGGGTATTTACCTGCTGGGTTACCGGATACCCGAACATCTTGCGAGGTAGACCAACGAAAACGGTTAATTCCCGCGCATACCTGCCGAGTGTGAGTAATATCACTGCGGATTTTGGCGGTTTGATCGCGGGAAATAAGATGCGCACGCTGATAGCTGGCTCCGGTCACTTGCTGGATATTTCTGACCATCGTCGTGAGCGAGTCACCTCGCATGATGCTATCCATCACTTCCCGCTGAATATCATCGAAATAATCAGAGGACAGCGATTTAATCAGGGCAACATTGCTTTCGACCGAGGCATCGAAATAATCCACTAATGACTCATTAACCATAAGTGAGGTCATATCAATACCGATAGCGCGATTGATTTGCTCAACAAACGCCGCTGAACTTTCGGACTCCGCACGACTAACCACTCGCTGGGCTAGTCGGTCGGCCTGACGGCCCATCACTGAACTATTAAATTTGTCGGCAGCCTGTCTGATTGACTCTTTAATGATATCGACCAGATAACTATCAGCCGTGTAATTACGTCGCAGAACTGGTGTTAATACCTCATCGACGGACTGAGCCATCAATCGCACCATCTCGCGCAACTGAGCACGATAGTAGCGCTCGGTTTCATCCGTCTGTTTAACTGGCCTGAGTTGTGCCTTCCTGCGTGGTGGCTGGTTTTTTATCATCGCCTGGAGTGTCGCCAAGCCTGAATTGATAATCACCTTGCCGTTCGGCGGATTCGTCGTCTTCAAGTCGGGTGATGTCATCTTCTTGAATACCATAAACGCCTTGCTCCATCAGCTTACGGGCCACCTGTGATGGCAATACCACCTTTTGATTCAGGCGAATATCATCAGCCTGTGCATCAGCCAGTCGCTGGGCAGATATCTCGGTATCAGTCGGTTGCGACAGTGGCGCAAAGGTAAAGTCCAGACCATCGGGCATGGTGCCTAATGTTGAACGCACCAATACCTCATCCAATTTTTTCAGAAATGGACGGTATTTAGCTTCCTGATCCCCTTTGATGGTATTGAAATAATTGTTCTGGTCACCCTGTCCCGAATCCCCCATTCCTTTGGCTTGCACACCAAATATGCGTGTCATCGGAATACCAGATGCGCCAGCCGTCCACTCCATTAGCACCGCCAACACTTCGCCCAAACCGCCGAAAGAGATTTGCTTGCGATCAAGGGTCTCTTTGGAATCCAGCAACGCCAGTCGAAATAGCGATTTCATCATGCCAAAAGTGTTATAGCGTTTGGCTATGGCTTCATCCATATCGCCAGAAGCTAAATCAGTGGCTAAATTTTCTTTGCTGATGGTGTCGATATTCGCTTCCAGGATCAGTGAGGAAATCCCCCCTTTGGCAGCGACCGCATCTTTCACATCCTCAAGGCAGCGCCTCAAGCGGCTATCATCCCAACCGCCGTTAATCATGCGTAAGCGCATGGGCAAAGCAGCGCCCGGTGCGCGCACAAAATGGCTGAAATGAATTTTTTGCTGACCACCATTAACTAAATAGTATTCCGGCTGCATAAAGTTCTCAGCCAACGGGTTAGAAACGTTGTATTCCTGCCCGTTGACCAACATGCGATCCAGAACCAATAAGCGTTTAAGTGAGTCTTTCTTGATATTCTTCAATTCCAACTCATGAGACAAGTCCTGATCGGTCAGCATCAATACTCCCGCCCCACCATACAACCCAGCCCATTTAAAGGACTCTTGAGTTATCCCTTGAATATTAAAATGGTTCTCAGCATTGCGCAGAGCCGTGGCATCATCCGAAGGAAATGACCGCCATTCACGCGTTGCATCATCAACCGGGATATCAATAATTGACCGGGCAATCCAGTTTTCGGTATAAGCCGCCTCCAGCTCGGCAAAATCTTGCATCGCACCATACATAAAGCGGCTATACATACGCCTGTCGCGGTCTGTTCCCATCCCCGTCATGACATTCGATAAACCATCAGCAGTCAGGCGAATCCGGGGTTTACCGCCAAAATCCAGTTTTTCACTCATCGTTAAACCCACTTGTCATAACTGATGCTGCCACCAGCAATTAATTCGATCTCTATCGAATCCATGATTGTGTCGAGAATATCGTCGTTTTTATGGCTATCATCAGCCGAGAAGTCAGCGCATTCGGTCAGTGTAGGCACAACCCAATCAGTCGAGGCGGCAACCGCGCCATCCCAGTAATACACCTGCGGGATTTTTTGACCGTCGTCGGTCATCAGTGCCGGAATATAGACGCAGCCAGTTTTCATTTGCGGAATAGTATTCAGGCAGCGGATCAGCTTGTTTTGGCCTGAGCCGCGCGGGATGGTTAGGATGGGAATGCTTTTACGTTTTACCAGCGTGGTAATCAGACCTTGCCCAGCTTGCTTATCCTCGATGCCCATATGGCGTAATGGCGCGGGGCGTTTTGGATTATACGGCCGCCACTTTTCCCATAAGTCTTGGGCAGTGGTCAGTAGGTCTTCTGGGTCCCATCGTCCACGTACGCTATCGATAATGTAGAGATTGCCATCTACGCCAATCCCCACAAGGGTAAAAACGGTGTAGTCGTTGTAATCTTCGATTTTGCCGGAGTTGGTATCGACATAAACGGCGCGATGAGTCAGTGGGGGTAAATGGGTGTAGCGTTTAAACCAGTCGGTATCAATTAACCCGCCGGTCAGTGCCCGTGGGCGCTGCATATATTGCGACATGAAAGTGTATTCGTCGCTTTCCCACAACCGCAGCAAATCACCGACATATTCGTTTACCGGCCAGTAAGACCAATAACGCACCCCGCCGACCACCACACTTTCACTATTTTTAATCGAGAACCAGCATTGGGAACGCCACGGTTCCGGCAATGCATCGATATATTCTTCACTGACCAACGCCGGAATGGTGATGTGATGAAAATCCACCCCCATCTTACCGGACAGCATAAATCCGGTAGCGTCATCGGTATGAAGCCGTTGCTGGATAGAAACAAACGGGGTTGGATGCTCTTTGCTCTTATCACCGCGCCGTGAGCGGATAGTGTTCACCAAGATACGGTTAGCGCTGGCCCGTTTGGTGGCCGAAAACATATCTTCGGGTTTGTTGTAATCATCAAGCCCGACAAAACCGGAAAAATCAGGGCCGGGGAAACCCGCACGACCGCCAGTTAATTGCCCGCCACTGGAGCGGGAAACCGTCTGCCCCACCATTCGGCCCCGACTATTAACGATTTCCCACTCTTCCGCCTGATTAATACCAAAGCGGCAAGGCCACAGTGATTGATACTCAGGGCTGGCGATAATATCGCGGGTGCGGCGGCTATTGCGTTTTACCAGTGTGTCAGCAAACGACACATTGAGATTTCGAAAGCGCCGTAATTGGCCGGTCTGCACTAACATATTGATATAGGCTGGCAGATGTACCGAAATAAACTCGGTTTTAGTCCCACCCGGCGGCACATTCACAATCAGGTTGCGCGGTTGCAACCGGTTATTGACCAAATCATCCAGCTTGGAAGCCATCATTTTATGATGCCAGTTCACCAATAATCGGTCACTCTGCAACAGCTCAAACCAAATGCGGGTGAAATTAAGAAATGACTTTTCCGATCGGGATTTCAGGGCGACACGCGACGGGAAATCCAGATTTTCCCATTCGAGAATATCGCTCATGTGGTGATCCTGCGAGTTGGTGCGATTTATTTGCTCGCGTTATATGTTTTTTGGTCGAAGAGCATTCTTTGTATCATTGATACAATAATCTGACTCTAATGTCCTTTTTGAGCTAAGTTAAGGTGTCCTTTACAGCTTTAAATGTCCAATGTTCAGAATTTCCGCATAAGGTGACACAAAGTCAATATGTGCGCCTAATTCGCCAGCTCCAAGTGCAATGTGAACACCGCCTGCAGGCTCGTTGAGCTGGGAATTGATGGACCAATCAGTCTCATCTGACGGAGTTAACGAACCAAAGGCAACTTCAGTAAGTTGTCCACGTAGCATTTCATCAGTTAATGGCATCAGTATAGGGAGCAGATCCAGGTCATTGATGGTTTTTATGGCAGAGACTGCCGAGTTATTAATATGTAATGTGAGGGGAAAACCCCCTTGCTCTCGTACATCATCCAATATCCTCCATGCCTCTTCAGCAATAGGCCCAGATTGCAAATGAGTATGCAGATGGTGAGCGATTGAAACGCCATCACACAAAAATGTTCCATTGACATTAAACGATGTGAGTTCTTTGTTTGGAACAAGGCCAACTTCTAGGAATTGTATAATACTTATACTCTCTCCAATGGTAATTTTTGGTACAAGTTTTGGGGCAAAAACATCAACATTATCTCCAAGTTCAATAGTCAGATTGCACCCATTGGAAGATACATAAATGGGTTCATCTATATGTTGGATAAACTCTACTATCCGTCGACTACGTTCACACGCCTCAAAAAAATCCAAAAATAACAATCTATTGATTAAATAAGAAATTGACCGTTGATCATATGCAAATGCCAATAAAGGTATAAAAAGTGTTGCTGAGTTTCGCAATGCATCTCGCAATCTTTCATTTGGATGACTTGCAGGTGCAGCAGCAACCAATATCACCTCTTTAGGCCCTAAACTTGGGTCTGAGCATAAATCATCTATATTCAGCGTCTTAAATCCGACAGATGAAAAACCATTTAATAGAGATGAAGAATCACTAACCACAGTCGGCAATTCACCGGATTCAAACAACCCCCTTAAGGATAAATAATTATTCATACTTGCCCAGGTGGTACACCACGATTATTTGCATCTGAGGTGATTTCCTCTGCAGCTTTGGCAAACTCTTCCTTTAGAGATAAAGGGTTAGTTGCACTTTGAGAAGGATATGAAATTGTATATGTAACCTTTGCTAACGGATCAGCAGGAGATGCCAAATGCACTCCAGTACTTATTATGACCTCTGAAACATCCTGTTCTCCAGCATTAATAAAATTTAATACTCGTTCAGCCATAGCTTTCTCCTCTGTATTGATGAACTAGCTAATTACCTATATAAAAATAGCGAATGCATACATTTCAAATGTAGACTCAGTTTAAATTTTTAGCGAATTTCAGCTAAAAAATTTACGCGGTCTCATAACTACAGATGAAATTAATCTAATAAAATGTTTTTATTAGAAATAGCATAATTCTTTAAACTATTTTCACATGCAATACTCAATAAACAGAACATCACTTATAAGTAACTAGTTTTACTGATTGCATTCAATCCAAATCAGATAATCTCTCTCCTAAAATCTGCTGTGCTTTCGCATAATCTTCTGGCGTGTAATTCACCTGGTTAATGGAACCACCATCAGGGCCGCTAATTTCGGTTTTATTTTTCAGCATACCCAAATGTTGACCGACCATTTTTAGCGCATCATCCTGATTACGTGTGATCACTTCCAAGCCAAACTTGCCCTGCTTAACACCTGCATAAAGGCGGCGTGCCGAAACTGATAAATCCCGCGAATCATGAAAATGCGCCCTGCCTTGCCCCTCACCATTACAACGTGGGCAATAAGGATATGGGTCAAGCGTGCTGTCAAAACCATATCCACCATCATCCAACGGTACAGGTTTTCCGTTATCGGTTCTTTTCTCTGACTCTTCCTGATATTCCTGCTCGTTAATCCACTGGTATTTATTCTCAATCCCCCAGCAGTGACGGCAACATAAACGGCGAAACTCTGAAATTTCGTTGGCGTTGGCTGTGGCAATATCCCACCACCAATTTAAAACAGCGTCCTGCGTGATGTGCATCCGTTTCTCTCTGGCTTCCATTGAGTCACGTATGGCTTTGTTTACCGATACATGGCGATACAACCGACGGGCAGCGGCAGCACCGGTTAATCCCTCACATTTATATCCGGCCCGTTTATAAGCAGCTGTCTTATCCAAATCAATTAAATACTCACTGACAAATTTTGCCTGCATATCGTTTAGCCCATATCTACTGGCGATAGAGCAGCTTTCTTCAATTTGATTTTCAATTGGTGAGTAATTTGGATCGATTTGATTTTCAATTGAAGAAATTGATTTTTTAGTCTTGGTTCGCAGGTTTCCATTCTTGCTTTTAGTGGAAACTTTTTTGCTAGTGGAAACCTCATCTTTGGAAACTTTTGCCCAACTTTCAAGTTTTGCCTTTTTACCTATTGCTGTATGGCTAACACCGTATTTTTCAGCTAATGACCGAATTGAAAGTTGTCCGGCACAGTATTCGCACTTTATCGCCTCCCAATCCGGCTTTTTCATTTTTTACTCACATTTTGGTTTTAAATGCTCCAGCAAGAAAATCATGGCTCGCGTGTCGCCTTTCTTGGCTTTGATAAAGAGAGAATTGGATATATCCGCAATCCCTTTAGCTTTTCCCCGGCGAACAGTCAACCGGTAAAGCGAGATTGCTGATTTATCTTTCCTTAAAATATCAATGTCGATTTCCAATGTGTCGGCTATCTGCTGTTCCGTTAATCCACGCCCTGCCAATGCCTCGACTTTATCGAGCGTCGGCTTATCCATCGTCATGCCCTCTTGGGATAGGGTTTATGACGTGAAAGCAGGATTTTTTTCATTTGCTTGTCGAGAGGCATCAGATATTTATGCTTGCCTGATGTTTTGAACTCTTGAGCATTGGGGTCTAAATGCTGTCTGACAGATTCAAGGCTTTGCTTTACCCCTTTAGCAGCAACACTGCGCGGGTGGGTTTTCTTACCGTTGATAATGAAAGCACCTAAGGTGCCTACACCAAATAGTCCTTCATATATCCAGTTGGTAGCCTGATAAATTCCGCCATGATGATTTTGGTCTTTATCTGCATAGGAAACGATTAGCCGCAGACCGGGACAAACATCAGCGAGAAATTTAATCGCTTTTGCCAATATCTGACTAACTGGCGATATGTGTTGCCGTAATGCTACGCGGGTCAGTTCACACACTTGATCCTGCTGCAAGCTGTAAGGCTGCCCGATATGGTTATTGGCACCGCGGCTAAAAATAACGGCACCAATAAATCTCCCATCCTCCCATGCTCCCACTTTTACCAATTTTCCCACTGGTACCGCTTTAGCATAATGCCAGTTAAGGCATGCAAAGCTGGCTGCCTGATGAGTGGCCCAATCCACTGTGAGTGATGTCATAGAACACCCCCACAATGTGGGCAAAGCTTGGTATCTAGATGGTCGAGCTTTCCCTGATCATTTTCGTTACCAGGCAAAAAATCGACATTCAACATTTGATCTATCTCTTCTGATGAAAATCCAGTGAGAGAAAGATCAAAATTGTCTGCCAATAAATCACCTAGCTCTAGTGTTAATAGTTCCTGATCCCATCCGGCATTAAGCGGCAATTTATTGTCAGCAAGACGATAGGCTTTTTTCTCTGTTTCAGTTAATCCAACCAAAGTGATAGTTGGTACTTCTTTCGCATTTAATTGTTCTGCAGCCAATAAACGTCCATGGCCAGCAATCACCTCCCCCTTCTCATCAATCAATACCGGATTAGTCCAACCGTATTGTTTAATACTCGCAGTAATCGCATTTACCTGATCTGTTGAGTGCGTTCTCGCGTTTTTTACATAAACAATCAACGAATTGAGAGGCTTGTAGACTATCTCCAATCTTTTCTGATTTTTCTCTATGGTCATTTTGCAAGTTCCAACTATTATGACCCTGCTCTCGAGAGCAAGTGGGCCTTGGTTCGTACTCATGACCGATCCTGTGGGTATGAATGACCGTTAGTAGCTCCAACTACTCGCGGTCGCCCACCTTCCTAAATAAAAAAACCACCAGCAACCATGCTCAGGGTGAGCGGAAGGTGTTACTGATGGCTTTGTTTGCGCATTATCGATGATGCTCAATGAGTACCATCTGTAATGCCATTGCTATTCGATTTCCATGTTCACTATCGAATGCTTACTACGAAAAGCGATGTTGGCTTCAACGTTTGTAAATTACGTTCAAAATTAGCTTTATCACCTTGAATCAATCTTTAGAGTAGTGTTTGATCCGACTTCGTCGATAAGTGATTTTTTATTAACTGGTTGTTAATCATATTAATTTCATGAAAATTTGACCTAACCAACCTATTATTTAGAAAACTTTCTCAAACTGTCTTCGATCTGAAGAATCCAGAGTCCAAGATATATCCCGAAGGTCTCCTATCTCAAGCACGTATATTTCCTCATCAGTCATTAGTCTATCAATGGCGATCCTATATTCCTGTTGATGAGAATATTTGCTGTTTTTAAGAAAAACAGATCTGAAGTCAAACGTATCAAGTCTTATAGATTCGCCATTCTCAGAATAATACTCTATTGGCGCGGCCCTATATTCATTGATAGTTTCAGACGAAATCATCAGATCTAACTTTTTTTTTATTCTCGTAACGAATTCATGCACATCATTGATAATAACGGCGCTAGAACCTAGTGATTCTGATCCCTCCAAGACACCGTAGTAACACTTAGTTTCAACAATGTTCATATCTGAGGAGGAATTATTCATTCTAATTCGAATTGGTGGTATCAACGTCATACAAAATACATTGATACAATCGGTCCATTTATGGTTAAACACAATACGGCCAATAATATTCTTAGGGTCAATAACATTACCATTTGATGAGATTGTCACATCATAAGGATCGATTATCCTATAGGCTCCCTCGTGTCTATCAGCAATGTTGTATTGCTCATTTTCCTCAAATTTTCTAAAAAATCCGAGCGGATTCATATAAAGTTTGCCATCGAGGAACATTTCTCTATGATCATTATTCTTAAATATCCGCGAAAGCATTGGGAAAAATTTATTCACCGTGCACCGTTATCAAATAATTGAGTTTTAGATGAAAGCTATTATAGCCACATACATCTCGTACTCTCTAGTCCCAGCTAATAATATGTTAAGTTTTTCAGATGAAAATCAAACTTGCTTGGTATACCTAAAAAGGCTCTCAATCATAGTTAGTCATGTATAATCCTTGTTTACTGCTTTAATAATTTAGGTAATGGGATGATTCACGATTTACTAATGACTGCGATTAGCCATGAGAGGATGTATCAAAAATTAAATGACCTCAATCGTTTTTTTTATAACCGTAAGCATGAAACACAAATACGTGATGAGCTAGTTATTATACTCAATGAAATCAGTCAATTAACTGCAATTAGCGAGTATCCTAAACTTGGTTTTGGTGCTGTGGACTTATCACTTTATGATCATTCAATGATGACTTGCGGACATCACGGCAATAATGTAGCAACTATAGAGCTAAAGCATCATTACCCAAAAGATTTGTTAATTGAACAAGTGCAAAAAGACATCATTTTCGATATTTCAAGAAAGATAGTATCTCCAACTACGCATTTCATTCATATCATCCAACAAAGAACCATGATCCGTCCCCCTATATTCGGTTCTGTTAAGTACTTAGAAAGAAATGCTGCCGATGTTAACTTTTATGTTGATGCCCTAGAACAAGAACATTCATTTCCAAAGAGTTTTGAGAAAAAAAGTGTATGCATTGAAACTTATGGTGACCTGATGTCGGCATATACATTTAATGTATATGATTTGAGAAAATACTAGTTTTAGGACAGCCGGTTATCCGATTATGTGTATCCAATCGGTTAGGTATTCGCGACAGAATATTTCTTGTTTGTCGATGAGAGCCATAGCACTTCTAATGAGAATAACTACAGTGGAAAATTTGTCTGGTTACTTACGAGAAAGAACAAAACCTTCAGAAGAAAAAATTTTCTTAGAAGAAATCCATGATCAAGGAAACTGGATTCAGTTCATCAAATTTGTAAAAGCGCAAGACAGCATTTCACTTGAATTGCAGGAAGCCTTTCACTTGATGTGGATAGAACGAGGTCATTTTATTAGAAATAAGATTGGCAATGATGAAAAACTGTTAGAACTAATTTCTGTCATGCTACCTAAATACAACGGTGAAGCAATCACTGTATATCGAGGAGAGAACGAAACCCGATTCAATGACGGTATGATTGGCTTTTGCTGGACGACTAGCAAGGATGTAGCCAAAAAGTTTGGTTGCGGTCTAAACGCTTGTCAGGCTAGAGGGCTACTGTTACAAGCTAACGCACCAGCAAGTGCGATTCTAGCTGGGATTCACTGGCATAGTATCTATCTAGGTGAGTATGAAGTCACAGCTAACCCAGCGATGCTGGAAGATATTCAGATTATTGAAATCTATCCAGCTTCTCATTAAACCATTGCGAATAACGTTTAAACCAGACCGAACATCCGGAAGCTAATTTCATTTCTCTCATTTTTATTAGTATTCGTAGCCACTTGGTTCAATTTTTAATTCAAAGAAAGACTAATGCAATACAAATATGATAATTACCCGAATTGGTATTTAACCGTCATTTTTTACTTTTTTCTCTCGACACTCTGTCGCCAGCCAATAACCTCATCCAGCCGCCCCTTACAGATACGCAGCTCACGTTTCAAAGCCAGTGCATACAGCCCACTATCGCGCCAAGTGGTACCGACGAACTCCGGCACTTCACATTCAATTAATGATGATTCTGGCGGTAGCAATGCAGGACAGGTAACGGCCGGCCGCGGTACCGAATTACTCGCGCAAGATGTTAATGCTAGCATCAGGCATATGCTGAATGGCACAATTATCATCTGACGACGCCGCCAGAAACCGCTTAAGTTGACCTTCACTTTCATTGCGTAGTTTCCTTTCGTTATCTAGCTGGCGAGTTGTGGCTGCTCGGTTAGCAGCTTCATTCACCTGGTATGCATCAATGATGTTTCCCAGAACCGTGTTTGTGTTTTGCTCGGCCCGCAGCTCCACTTCCGTTTTTTCAACCTTATTTGAGAGGCGATAACTGTTAAAAAGTAGAGCTGACACAACGACCACCAGCACAGCAATGACTATTCCAATGGCCTTATTCATCCAGCCCCCAGCACGTCAGTTCGCTTTCTTGTGTGCGTCGTTCTATCTGTCCGTAACAGTTATTGGAGCGGATATTGCAATCCTTACCGCCGTCATAAATCCAACGTTTAATTTCAGTGCATGCACCTTTGCGATCGCCAGCATTGAGTTTTCGGTAAAAGGTGGAGGTGAAGCATTTACTAGGGCCGATGTTGTAGGGGCAAAACGAAGCAATACCGGCAATTTGTGGCTCAGTCAGCGGGACATGGACATTCTGCTTTACCCAACTAATGGCTTTATCTGCCTCTAACTTATTCACCACAGCGCATTTCTCCGCAGTTAACTTCATCCCTTTCACTACCGGTTTGCCATCAACTCGCGTGGTACCACGGCAAATAGTCCAGATATTCTTCCCATCGGGATAGGCTACCAGCCGGTTACCCTCTTTTTCATCTAGAAACTGACTGAGAATAATTGAGGCGGGTGCGCCCGCAATAACCAGACCAAGAACCGCAGCGCTGAGTTTGGTTTTTATCGACGCCATTATTCACCGTCCGGCTTATAGCCGTGGCGCCGGTCCCAAATTTTCACGCCTGCATTAAGCAAAAATGTCAGGGCCATAAAAAATAAAGAGCCAAGTACGCCAATAACCGTCCACTCATCAGG